ATGTTACTGTTTATTGAATTGGGCCAAGGGAAACAGAATCATATAGATAAACACACTGGAAATACTGAAAGATTAACTTTTAAAAATCGAATCGTATACCTAAACGTATACCTAAAACAAAAAGTGACCCCAATATTAGGTATTTTAATCTTGCCGAATTGAAAGGTTAAAAAAAATTGGTTTTAGAATTTTGACGGTGTAAAAATTTATCTAGGTGAGCGGTATCCGTTAATTATGTTTTAGATTTTTTATACCTCCCCCCCATAAAAATAAAATTTTATAAAAAAGTGTTCACGGTGTTCACTACTTGCTTGAATCCTTATTCTAAAAGGGTTTGAGCGGTGTATACTTGAATATTTACTATTCACAAGTGTACACTTTAGGTGTTCACCACAAGATAAATAATGGATTAATTTAGATCTAGCTATATATGTTTAGCTAAATATTCCACCATTTCTTTATTATTTAAAAAAGAATAAAATCTTTTTGCTAAGGCTTTTATTCTTGTATATCGTTTTGCTTCACTAAGTTGTTTTTCGGCACAATAACAATTAAGACCATCATACATATCAAAGTAATCATAATAGATAAAAAGCCAATAGTGCTTTATTCTATGAAAATATCTGTTTCCAAATTCTATATATTTGAATACAAAACTATGAAGAAGATCGCCAATATCTTCTAAACTATTACATATCATAATTTTTTGGCTAAAAAGTCTCATGAAAACTAAACAGCTATAATTAATGCTTGGTATAGAAATATTTTTTTCGGAAAGATATCTTTTTAAGTACGTCATAACCTCATCGCTATCTATTTTTTTATCAAGTCCCAAAGAAGCAATAATCAATAGTATTTCTGAATCATCACCTTGCATAACTTGTTTTTCAGCCCAATCAATTATTAGGCCACTAGAATAAAAATATTCTGATGGTGAACCATAATATTGATTAAATCTATAAAGCGATAAAATTTCATCGAGAGATAAATTACTCAATTTTAAAACCTTTTATTTATAAGAAAATACCCATTTAATGTATCTTATCTTACATAAGCGAACAACAAAAAACCGCCCAAATTAGGCGGTTCATAGGTTAACAAATATTAACTACGAGCTAGTTCTTCGGCTTTGGGTAGCCAATCTTGACTAGTATTGATATTAAGCTCTACGTTGGTCCTCATCCCTTTATTTGCTCTTTTACGCATGTAGTCTTTACCGTTTTCTTTCATTGCATAATTAAGCGATGTGCCAAATTGCGTCAGTGATAACGGATTGTTTAAACCTGTATTGCGGATGTATTCAATATAAGCATGATATAAATATTTTCGGGGGTTAAAGGGCATTATTCCCATATTGCCAATAAACATACCATTGGGATAATCAAGCGCATCAAGATAACTACAAAAATCTACCAAGTGGTCGGATTCGCGTTTAATCGCCGTCGCTTCGTCTGATTGTTGTTGCTGGTGTAGTCTTTCTTTGGCTTCTGCTGGACTGGTAAACTCATTTAATAGCAACCTCACAATTGAGGGGAGTTCTTGCTCTATTTTGCTAACCAAGTTTAAATCTCGCTCTTTTTCAGGGATGACCTCGCCAAAGTGAAAGATAACCCTACGCCGTGATATACCGCCGTTACGCTCGTTAAATCTCATTGCCTCGTTATTGATAACCAAAACTACCGCAGGGATTTTACATGAGTAAGGTTGCTTGTGTTTTGGGTCTATTGCGACTTCATCACCGCCAGTAATCGCTTTTAATCCTGCACCACTACCCATATAACGCGGTTGGTCGGGTAATATGACTAATGAGTAACCCACGATTAAGGCTCTGTCCCTTGCCTTTTCTAATGCGTCCATAGTGCCTATTACAGTATTGTTTTTACCTGATAACATCGTCGCAATTTCAGCAAAAACACTTTTACCGCTACCGCCTGCGCCTGTAACCTCTAAGAATAATTGCCAGTCATGACGATTAGCCAATATCATATATAGCGCAGCTAAGATATTTTTAGCCTTATCTTGATTGCCTGATGCTCTTTTTAGCCATTTAGCGAAGTTTGGCGCGTGAGTATCAAAAGATTCATTTTCTTTGACAGGGTAGTAATCAATATCATTACTGACTAATAGCCAATCTTGCTTATTGTGAGGTCTAAAGGTTTGGCTTTTTAGCTCATATACGCCATTTTTAAAGCAGATTAAATCTTTCTGAGGTGTTCCCATTATAGGCAGTGATAACCTGAGCGATTCAACCGCTGAGCTAATTCGCATAGGGTTAAATGGCTCGCCTGATTGAGTGAATAAATCGGCTAGCGTTCGCATTAACAGTTTATCGCTTATAGGTTGCCATGCGTTATCTTGATAGTGATAGATTTCATCGGTAGTAAGATTAATCGCAAGGTTATTATCATAATATTGATTGAGCAGTTCGGCGCGTTGGCTTGATGCCATTTGCGATAGGTTCATGCTTGATAACTCGTTTTGCATGTTAAGTTTTGTCACGGTTGGTAACTCTGGTTTTATGAGGTTTTTATTAAAATGAGCCGAAGCGTTATCACTTCCAAATTGTTGTCTATAATCATCCCAATCACATTTATAATCTGTATCAGGTACTGAGTAATAACCATCTACCGCTTGAGACGCTTCTATTGCTTTAGCTAAGCCCGTATTCGGGCTTTGACCAATATCGTTATCACCTGCGATAATGATTTTAGTAGTAGGATTTAGTTCACGAATAGACTTAGCTACATGAATAAGATTGCCTGCGTCAATGGCAGATATAACAATAGACTGTTGGCGGAATTCCGCTATCGATATCCCTGTGGCTAAACCCTCACAGATAATAATTTCATTGTGTGCGAGCAAATTTGCGCACACCTCGGCAGGTCGGCTCAATATTGAGCGCACTAATATAAAAGCACTTTTCTTATTTGAGTTTTTCATTAAGTGCTTACTGCCGTCAGGCTCGATAAATTGACCACCTGCGTATTCATTATGAAGATTCAGCATAGGCACAAAAATGCGCCCGTTATCTAACAAGGGTAAATCAAAGGTTAACCCTTTCTTGGTCAGGTATTGAGATTGCCCTAATGTTGCTTTAGATAGCAAATACTCGACCCTTTTACATACGGGATTATCTGGTATGTTATCATTATGTAATTGTTCAGAATCTATTTTTCTAAATACGAGATTTTCCCGTATTTTGTTATTCTGATTAGAAAGATTTAAACACTCCACTACTTTACTCGATGCTTCTTTAGCGTCGCATTGACAATAGTTTTTGATAAGCTCTAAGCCGTCACCACTACCGCACTGGTTACAGATATAAGTACCTCTACCATTTTGGTTATCAAATCTAAATCTATCCTTACCTCCACAGACAGGGCAAGGGCAATGTTTGCCATTACCCACCTCAATACCTAATGATTGAAAGATATAATCCCATTTACCTACGGCTTGGGCTGTAATTTCGTTGATTTTCATATTTTTAGCCCTTAGTTTGTTCCATGTCTAGTAGCTCAAATTGAGCCACTAAAATATAAAATCGCCTAACTTCGGGTGGTAATCGTTTGGTATCGTCATCGTTATGGACAAAATCAAACTCTTTCATTCTTTGCCTCCTTGCGCTCGGTTTCGCTTCTAAATAGCTTTTTAGAATCGTTAATTAAGTCTGATACAGCATCAAGGGCATAGGAGCGTAATTCTTCGTTAATTGGCGTGTTTGAATCACAATCAGCCATTAAAAGCGTGGTGATAGCGTTAGCTTGTCCTAGTCTTGTATTGATAGTATTAATTGCGTCCAATGAGATATTAGCCATTATTATTATCCTCTGTTAACCCGTACTCTTGTAACTCATCAAAAGCTTGCTCTACTAAATCAACGATAACCCATAGTAAATTACTCATGTCGGCTTGTTCGATAAAAGGCTCGTCATATCCTGCGCACTTATAGTTAGTGTTATCTAAGGCAATTTTAGCCATGCTCCGAACTTGAATAAGTTTTGTTTCGATGTTATTTAATATCTGAAAGTTATTATTGCCCATAGTGATAACCTCCAAAGCTTTTAGTGTCTTCAATAACTGGATATAAGCGAATTCTGGCAATAAAGATAAGGGATGATTTGCCTAGGCTCTTGCGTGCTTGGCGTTCGGTTGTTGCCGTTATTTGGACTACTTGAGCCGTTGATAGGTCATAGAATTTATATAGTTTTTGAGTGGATATAATAGGGGTAGGGATCGTAGTCATAGTGACAGCCTCCAAGTAATGATTTACATAACCACCGCTAGAGGTTCCAATCTCGTTGGCGGTGACGTTAGCAGGGTTGGAACTACTGGTTACTTGGTGACCCAGCCATCCTTTCGGATGCCCCACTAACGCCACCATAGAAGAAATATTGATAAATAGGTGTGCGCAAGCATTGACACAAAAAAAGACGCTTTGGGCGTCATGTGTCGCCAAGTAACTGTTCAGGGTTCCAATCCTGACCTTAGATTTTGCTAAGGCGTTATCAATATAGCCCGAATGATTGAGATTGTGCAAGTGTTTTTTACTTGATTTAATATCTGCTTGATAGAGATTTAAAACAGAAATTAAATTAAATAGGTCGGGTTGCCCATTTTTAGGGCGTAGGGTATCATTACTATTAGCCATAGCATTACTCCATTTAATGTTTGTGGTTAGATAGCTTATTGAGGCGTGAACTCTCTGGGCTATTGTTTTTTGGGGCGCGACCATTATAATGGTCGTCACCGTGTAATTATAATAATATCTGGTAATTACCATGTCAACACCAAAAGAAAAAAGATCACCACAATACCAAATGCGATTAACCGAAGAATTTCGGCAACAGTTAGAAGAAGAAGCTATGAAAGATGGCGATACTAGCTTGGCTACTTGGATTAAAAGAGTTTTAAGAAAAGAATTACAATCACGAGGAATTATACCTAAAGCATAATAATTAAGTTTCTTGTGGTTTCTTTTTATGGACTCAAGAAACCTACTTTTAAAATTCAACCCCATGCAATGATTAGTACGCATTAAAAAAACGGTTTTCATTGCGTACTTAGTGCGTACTTTTACACTGGTTTCCACTGAAATAGGCTTTTTTGACTGAAAACTAGAATTATTGCCAACCAAGAAGAATGATTTCACCTTTTGGATGGCGTTAATCCCATCAAAACAGCAATTTAAGCGATTATTTAGGGCTTGAGTATATTGCCCTATTGCTAGGGCGTTAAATGGGTGTGTAGTCATCATAATTAAGCCACCTTACCCAATAACCGAATCATGTAGCTTTGTGATAACTTGATGAGTTCTGCTTTTCGTTTTTCATAATTCCAACCCATATCTATTAACGTGATATTGGATTTCTCAAGGTAAGCTAAGTGATTAAGCTGTTCTTCAGTGATATGGTCGCGAATATCACCCGTGAGATTATGAGCTTTTCGGTAAGCCTTTGCTGTCATGCCAAGTACAATACGATTAATCATATCAAATTCATTAGTATAGTGATGTGGCTTGGTCTCCTTGCCTAGGGATAATCGTTGTATAGTTAAAGCGTCACACATAGGACGGCTATAATCTGCGACTTCTAAACGCGCTTTTAATCGATTAAGTGCTTTCTTTTGGATTGCTGGAGCGATTTCTTTAAGGTGTTCTTCACAACGTATAAAGTACTTTCTTATTGCTCGTCCTTTCTCGTTATTTTCAATCATTGCTAATTCTTTAGCGGTTCCGATTGTAAGGATGTAATCTGTACTTTTACGATCTCCACCTCGCTTAGTTGTCCATTTTATTTGCTGTTCATTATTTGTACTTTGATTCCTGAATTCTGATGAATCAAAGATTAAAAAATCATCATTTTTAATAAGTCCATATTCTTTTATTCTTCCCTTTATCCATGTTGAAAAATCATTTCCTACTTTTAAGTAATTATGTAAAGCCTTTGCGCTAACTGTTTGCTGTAATTTGCCGTTTAATTGTGTTTCGGTTACTGGTACTAAATTATTAAAATCTGTCATAAGTATTACTCCTAACGTGTCGAAAAATCCCTCTTTTAGCTAAATTTAGGCAAAGGGATACCGTCGGCTCAAAAATGAGCTTTGCTATAAAATCAATTAATTAAGCTGCTTTGCTTGGGTAAAGTGCTAAAATTTGGCTGATATCTGATTCAGTTAATAAGCTATTTTCATAACTAAGAATCAGATTAACCACCTTTTGAGCATCTTCCTTATTGGCTAGGTAATAGCGATAGTGTGAGCCTATTCCGTCGGTATTAGGTTCATCCATGCGCTTTAATGTGATGCCTAACTTTCTTTCTAGCTCTGAACAGTAATTTCTACCACTAGAAAGCCTACAGGTGAGCAATATCTCATTTTCGGTAATACCATTGTCACCAGTACACGCAATTAATAGGTAAGCTCTCGGCTTTTTGGGTAGCTTTTTATAATCAGATTGGCTATGATTGGAAGCGTCAAGATTCCAATGCAAGCCCTCGATTATTTCGCGATATAGAGGGTTTTGTTTTATCACCATTATGCTACCTCGCGACGTTCTACTCTGCGAGATTCAAGCCAAGAATAAATCTCATCAGCTCGATAGCCAACACGGCGTAAACCGATTCTAATTTTTTGCGGAAAAGTTTTATCTTTCTTCTCTAGCGTGTAAAGGCTAGTGTCAGATTTGAAATGTAGTAAGTTTTTTACTTCTTGTTTGGAAAGGATTTGGTTTGTCATTAGTTATATTCTCCTGTATCTAAAAGATGCTATAAGAATATAACTGTATAAACAAACATGCATTACATTAAATATTAAAATTTACCATTTAATAAAATGGGAAAAAACCTAATAAATTAGCTGATTAACTATCAATAACTAAGCATTGAATACCGCTATATATTAAAATGATATAATTCCCATTTTACTAAATTAGTTTCCATTTTATTCAGAAAATTCTTGCCATTCATCTGGTATAACCAACTCAAAATCATTATTATTTGTAACGGAGGGTTTACCTATTTTGATTTCATATAACCAATTTGAAATGGTTTTTTCGGTTGGTGGATTTGTAGCATTAAAATCATTAGCAATTTTAGAGAGTATTTTTCTGGATAAGGAGACTACTTTACAATGTGGAAATTTTTCTCTTGTTAATAAAGCTGTTTCAATAGCAAATGGCTTGTAAAAATTTTCGGGTTTTCTCATTATTTTAACATTTGCTTTGTTTTCACCAGAGTCTATTACATCTCCCCAACGTATGAAAGATGGGCATAAGCCCAGTTCATCAATAAATAAATCAGGTAAGAATTCGTTATTTGCGGATTGTAGTAAAATGATATCTTCTGTCGAAATAAGTAATTCATTAGCATTAAAAATAAACTCATTGTCACCCCTAATTTTTAAATAGTAATCAAAAATTTCATCCATGTCGCCAATTTTGGTCATTGGCAGTAGGGTTTGAATAGAAACTTCATGAGGAGTGAACCCTTTTTTATTTCCACATGTACGCATGTTTTGTCTTAATTGCAACCAATGGCTAAATCTTTTAATTCGCCAAATCCCGTAAGCTTTACCAAAGTATGTTGCTCTAAAAAGTCTCGGGAAATTATCGGGTTTTATCTTGTCTGGTGTTTCAATAAGATAGTCATACTTACGTGGGTGTGGGTAGCGACTAGCTCTTCCTAAAATATTGGTAGTAAATTGCCCCAATACCCTAATACTATTTTCAATTTTATTGACATTATTAAATTTTTCTATGAATGTTTCACATTGTTCGTTATATTCTTTTTTCTTTGCACAAAAACACAAAGAACATTCAAGCTTATTAACGAAAGCATACAAAGCAATCATCCCCTCACTATTCCAAAATAAAAAATCATCTACATCACAATCTAGAATTCTAGCGGCTCTTTCTAGTTTAACAAATGGAATTGGTGGTAATTTTGGATTCAATGCCATACGCCCCTCACGCCCCTAATAGATATTTGCGCCAGTTCGCTAGGGTTGCGAATGTTCGGGGATCAGCCTAGACGCAAATAATACATTAATATACAGTTAGGTACATTATAGCACTGTGTTTATATACATGGAATTAATTATGATAAAATTACAGGATTAAAATAATACTTAGAGGTTATAGAAAAATGGCGTTTAAATCTATATTAAATAAATCATCAAATAATTTTGGGTTAATTATCAGTGATAATTTCACGTTTAATCTTGATATCAACACTGTTGAACAACACACATCAAAATTAAGAGTAACGGAAAACCCAATTGAAAATGGGGCTAATATTGCGGACCACGCAGTATTAGACCCGAAAGAAGTGACGGTGTACGGGTTAGTTGTCAGTTATGAGCCTAAAGCTAATTCGATTGAGCGGATGACAGGTTATAATTTTGAGGAATACCCTGCGCCAATGAAAATTAGCCCAATCACTGAACAAGCGGAAAAAATGATTCAGCGTTATTATGCATCCATAAATGAAACAAAAGAGAAAGTCAAAAATCAAGTTGTGGCTGATTTTTTACTTGACTACCAATCTCCATTTTTAAACAGCTCATCATCAGATCGTATTGCTGATGCTCATGAAAAACTGTTAGCAATACAGCGAAGCGGTGAGCCTGTCACACTACAGACTAACACACGGCAGTATAAAAACATGATACTTACGTCTGTTGGGCTTACTCAAAAGCAAAACACAAGTGGTGAATTTGTTTTAACGTTTCGTGAAATTTTCATAGTTGAAACGCAAATTGCTAACGGTTTTAAAATGTCTAAGCCGAAAGTTAGAAATCTAGGCAGAACTCAGCCAAGGGAAGTCACTGATGAAGAAAAAAAGGCTATTTTAGCAAGTTTAGCAAATAGGTAAGTTTTTAGCTGTCTTCATAATGAAGATAACTGCCTTTTGAACCTTAATCGGGTATGGTTTACTTAAGCAATGGTTTCCATTTTTCTGTGAAAGCAAGCATTAGCAATTATTACCGCTTTTGCTTAGATTAGTATCCATTAATTTAAAGTAGTTTCACTGGATACCTGAATGGATACCTATATAAGTACTAGTAATTATATAAATGAAATTTGTTTTAGATGTGAGATTTTATTGAGATAAATTATGTAGTTTGCTGTTTATACAATTTTAGCAAATTATTTATGCCAATTAAGCTTCCATTATTAAACCCCATTTGAGAATATTTAACAGCGTTAACATAATAAGGATCATTTATATGATTTACAATTGTTTCTAACCAATCTGAATGCTCTGAAATACGTAATGTAAAACTCCAAATCATATAAATAATTCCTGCTATTCTATATAGTTCAGGGCTATCATTATTTAAATTAGCGACATTTAGATCTAAATTATCAAACATTTCTAAATTAATTTTATTATTTGACACGGAGGTATTCCATAACCGAACGTGGTGAGCACACCTATTTCTAATGATATTTAAATATTCTAATGATGTCTTAAGTGATAATTTCACATTTTTGCTATTTGGTCTGAGAAATTTCATCGATTTACATATAGCAACTTTATATTTATCATCAAGGATTCCATAAAATTTAGACATTGTTCCAAAATTCCATATTTCGACAATAGCCCATATAGGAATTTCGTTATACTTTTCTATATTCCATTTTATACAATCATTAGATTTATTTTTATCTATTAAAATATTTAAATTATTTAACCAATTATCATGTTTGTCATGTGAATTATTATCTATTATTTTTTTATCTTTATATGCAGTTGGTGAAATTTTTCCTAACTCATAAGCAATAATCGCTTTTAAATATGTTTCTATTCGTTCCAGCCCCAAAAAAATAATATTTCTAAGCTTAACATCAAACAAATATAGCTTATAGATATTGCTGAATAGAGTATTTTCTATAAAATTTTCATTTCTTCGTGATTCAAGTTTATCAGAAGGCGGTGGGATTTTTAATTTTCGAAAAGGGTACCAATAACCCGATAACCTATAATATCCAACATTGGCCAACTTCTTTTGGGCTTGTTTGCGGTCTAAATCAGAGAAAATCATCCCCCGATTTTCTAACTTTATTAGCTGATCTTCATATGAAAGATGTGGTTTTAAGTTAGCCATAAAATATTATGTAGTAGAAAAAAGAAAGCCCCAAACGTATCAAGTTTTAGGCATTAATCAAAATTAAAGATTAACGACCAAAAAATGTAGAGGTATAAAGGGGCACTGTTAGGAGCTAGTATAATTATTTTTTGTAACATGTCTACTAATGTTTATTGACCTTTATTGACGCTTAACATGAAAGAGTTTTCTAAAAACACTATATGTAGTTATTTTTACATAAAAGCTAAGTAGATATTGTGTTTTCAATAAAATTAATCTTAGTTTTGATTGCTCATTTTTCAATCTAATTAATAATAAACTCTTAAACCACCTTTTATCTTTTTATTGAAGAAATTGTATTTAGTTCTCATTAATTAAACGGATTTTAAGATATTTAAATTCCATAAGTAGTAGCTAATTTGGAGCAGGGGGATTTCAGGCGGTTAAATCCTTTGGTGATGGCGATACTAGTTCTATGCGCACTGGTTTAGATTTGGCTATAATGCTACTACCCATAGATTGATGATCTAATGTCTGCTTTTCAGAATAACCATGATTAGCAAGCATCAATTTAGCAATACTCGCGTTAAACTCACCCTTTAAGCCTTTATTAATTAACTCGACTTCTTGGCGTGCTTTGATAAGTTCTAACATGTCCTTAAATTCTTCGCTTGAACTCGCATAATTATATAAACTTGACCTTGAACAGTTAGCATATAAAGCCAGTCCAGCCATAGAGGGAATGATTTCGCCATTTTTGATATAGCCCTGTTTATGCAAATACTCTTGCCCTAGTTTTAACATGTCCTTTATCTTTGATTTTCGCCCTGCCATATTACCACCTAACTTACTAATAATAAGGCTATTATAATCCAATAAGGCGAATTATTAGATTGCTTTCTAACGTGTCCAAAAATTCACTAAACCAACCAAGAGGAGGGGGGAGTAAATTCCTACGACCTTATACGCTCTAAACCGCCTAGCCTCCTTTTTATGCAAAACCGCGAATTGAAATAATTTTTTTGACTGCTATTACTAAATGGGTAACCATAAATAGCTATGGTTGAGTAATTCAATTTAATAAACCTGCTGGCTTTTTAGCAGATTGCAAATGTAATACCTGTATGGTGGAAATCACCATAGAGCATTTATTCTTTTCCTCTAATAATAGCCCTAGATCAACCTTAAAATCATCCTAGCTTAACATTATGATTAATAATTATTTTATTTTAATAAAAAAATAACGCTATTTAAATATATTTATATTTCAATTAGTTAATTACAGGATCAAGATTATTTTTAAATGTGTATAGTAGTGAACAGTAGTGAATACTAGTGAATACCAAAAAATATATATAATAAGTATATAATATATTGATATATATAAATTAATATTAGGTTGGTGAATAGTAGTGAACACTTTATATTAAAAGTTTAAGATTATGGGGAGGTAAGCATAAAAACAACTTAATAATTGGTATAGGTAAAGGATGACATTTAAAAAAGCACCCCTCAGATATGAGGAGTGGTTATTATGGAGAATTGAAGTGAATAACCCAAATATGGGGCACGGTATGAATAGCGTGATATGGTTAATGATTAACTAGCTTTAAATTGCGGTTACCTGATAGTGAGACATTTCCTTGGCTTGCTTGCTCGACAAAGTCACCCCACCAATCAAGCATGATTCTACGTTGTTCTAGGTAAGTAGCTCGGTTATAAGCTCGCCTTACGCTATTGATATCGACGTATGCAAGTGCTGCCTCAATAATATTAGGGTCAAATCCCTGCTCGTTTAATACTGTACTAGCTAAGGCTCGTAATCCATGTGCGACTAGTTTGTTTTTATACCCCATTCGTTTTATTGCCATGTTAGCAGTACTACTATTCATCGGGGTTGTATAAGGCGGTTTCATGCTTGGGAAAATATGCTCTCTATGCCCACTTATAGGCTTCATAATTGATAATATAGCCATAGCCTGCTTATTGAGTGTAATAGTATGCTCTCGCCTCATTTTCATTTTTTCGGCAGGAATAACCCATAAGCAATTGTCTAGATCAATCTCTTGCCATTTTGCCCCTACCGCTTCATTTGGGCGTGTCATTGTTAATAATTGCCATTCAATCAAGCAACGCGTTTGTAATTCGATTCTGGCCATAGCAAGGGATTGCATAAATTGGGGCAGCTCTTGCGCGTTTATTGTTGGCATTTGCCCTTTTATAGGGCTTTCAAAAGCATCTTTTATCTTGGCTGCTGGGTTAGCATCAATCAAGCCTATATTCACCGCATAAAACATAATCTCATTGATACGTTGGCAAAGTCTTTTAATTGTTTCTAATTTACCATTAGCTCTTAGTGGCTCCATGGCCTTAATAAATTCTTTTGCTTTTAATTTAAAGATTGATTTATCACCAATATAAGGAAATAAATGTAACTCTAACGATTCCCACGTTCTTTTTAAGGTGCTTTCAGTTAGTCCTTTGCCACTTTTAACTTTAAACCAATCAGCGGCTACCTTTTTAAAGGTGCTAGTAATTTCGTCATGCTTACGTTGTTCTTGTTCTGCTTTGTGCTCTTGAGGATCTACACCTTGCTTTATTAATTCTCGCGCTTCATCTCGTTGTTTTCGCGCTTGCTGTAGTGAAACCTCAGGATAACTACCGAAGCTAATTAATGCGCCCTTTTTGGTATATGGACGCGTATACTTAAAACGCCAGATTTTAGAATTATTCGATTTAACTAAGAGATACATACCACCGCCATCAAATAAAGAGTAATCTTTATCTCTTGGTTTGGTGGCTTTTATTTGGGTGTCTATTAATGGGTGCGTTTTCCTTGCCAT